TTACGCCCCGCCCGGTGCCGCATAGCCGCCGACAAAAAACCAGCCCAGAAAAACAACGGCGACGATAAAAATAGCCACCGGAAATAGAATACCCAGTCTCATTATTGAGCCCCTGTAGGTGCGAATCGTGCTTAATATGATACGGGATTTCACCGTATATTAGTCAATATGAAAAAATGTTCCCTGGCGACGTGACTTTTTATCCTGATACATCGCGTCGTCGGCGCTTCGTAGCGCTTGCTCAACGTCCATTGCCTGTGGGTCGGCTTCAATCACGCCAAAGCTGGCGCCGGGATAGTTAATTCGGTACGCGCCAAGGAAATAGATCCCCGTTAGCTCTTTACGTAAAGCGGCAATATACTCCTGTTGTTCCTCCGCTTCGGAACATAGGCCAACCAGCAAAAATTCATCGCCGCCCAGGCGGCCAACAATATCGCCGCAGCGGACGCGGGCCAACAGGCGTTCTCCAACCTGAATCAGAAAGCTGTCACCGCAGGGGTGACCGAATCGGTCGTTGATTGCCTTGAAATCATCGAGATCGATAAAAATGAGCAGTACGCTGCGCTGGCGTTCTCTGGCCTGCGCAAACTGTGCGGCAAGATGCTTGAACAACGAGCGGCGATTCGGCAAACCGGTGAGTTCATCGGTGTACGAGTGCATCTCCAGCGCGACGTTTGCAGCCCGAAGCTGCTGCACCAGGGTCTCTTTCTCAACATAGTGCGAAATGAGGTTGGCAAACAGATTCATCACCTGCTCACCCTCAATGTTATAGGGTTGTCTTTCCCGGCTGGTGGCGCAGAGCGTGCCGAATAATGAGCCATCGGTCAGGCGCACGGGGATGCTGAAAAAGGTTGCGATACCCAAATCCTGGGCGGCGATACACGAACGCCAGCGCTCGGCGACATCGTTGCTGAATATGCAGCGGTCGTCCAGCGCACGTTTACACAGGGAGTCATTCCAGGGAACGGAGAAACCTTCAGGGATCTGCATTTCGCTGCTATTGTGCGCGTACATAATCTGCTGGCGCTGCGCCTCGAAGTCGATACGAGTCAGGTAGGTAGATTCCATTCGGGTAACAAGCTCCAGCATCTCAAGCAGCTGTCGCACCAATGTTTCCAGGGTGTGTTCATTGGCGAGCGTTTGCGAAACGCGAGCGAGGAGAAAATCGGACATGAGGAATACGGCTCCCGAACGCTAATCGTAACTACCGGCAAGCTATGCGAAACGACAATTAGCGCAGAATTAACAGAGATACACAAAATTTAACACATCTGTCGGGAGAATACCTGCATCGAGGGTGGGAAAAAAGCCCCGTCGGGTGCGTTAGCCACCCCAGATACTACGGCTTTCAACGGTGCAATGAGGGGTTGTGCGGCGCGCAAGACCGTTGAAAGCCATATTTACCTACCTAAGTGTGGACATAATGTGGACATTTTACGCATCAGCACCACCTCTCAGCGGGTTAAGTGAGATTGCGTCCTGGAGGTATTCGGGCGCAAAGTGAGCGTAGGCCATAGTTTGCTCAATTCGCGCATGACCTAGGATCCTCTGTAATGTAATGATGCTTCCCCCATTAATCATAAAGTGCGTCGCGAAACTGTGGCGTAGTGCATGCGTCGCCTGGCCGGTCGGAAGATCAGGTTTTACTTCCCTGAGTATCTGCCTGAAGTCAGAATAAGACGCCTTACCAAATAACAACCCTCGTTTACCATCCGCTATGAGTTTTGCCACTTCCGCTGAAACTGGAACAGTCCGCTGCTTGTTACTCTTGGTTTTAACGAACGTCACACGGTTCTGTATGATGTGTTCCGCCTTGAGTCGAGCCGCTTCGCCCCAGCGAGCACCAGTACTTAAACACAGAACAGCTATCTTCTTGTTATCGCCATCCAGTTTAAAGAGCAAGTGCTTGATTTCGTCCTCTGTCAGATAGCCAGTTTCGGGGACATCTTCTTTCAACTTCTTCCGCCCTCTGATCGGATGTTCACCCGAAAACAACTCGGCCTCGATAAGCGCTGTGAACATACCACTGATGCTGTTGAGATCACGGTTAATGGTGGAAGCTTTAATGCCCTGGCTTCTTCTTGCCGCGTAATACTGACTAATCAGCGCTTTTGTAATCTGAAAAGCACAAGGATCGTCGGTAATCCTGCAAAAAATATCTAACTTGTTGCGGTTTATCCGACCGTGCTCCTCATGCTTGCCTTTCAAATTCCACCAAAGCTGTATCAGTTCAGACAGATGCCGCTTATCCGTCGGCTTTGATAACCATTCTTTGGTGTGGTGGTTGAACTGGGTATGCTTCTCGAAAGCTACCGCTTCACTTTTCTTATCAAACTTCCTGCGGATACGCTTTCCATTGCGACCAGCAGGCCTGATGTCCACTTCATATCGACCATCATCGAGTTTCTTAATAGTCATAAGAAAACCCTCCGATGGGTGCGTTTGCCTTTAGGCCTCAACGCGTTGCAATTATGTGATGAATACTTTTCGACCAATAATAGACATTTGAAATGTATGTAGGACTGGTTAATTGTTAACCAGTCTTTTGGTCTGAGTGCTGCGAGGTTGTTAAGTCTTGCCCAAAGTGTGCGAGTGCCGGTGCGATTTGACCGGCTTCAGGCGAAACCTGATCGGTCATAAACCACAGTGTGTATTTAGTAAATTGAGGTATTTGCAGAATCTTCATCATTACGTCTGTTGGTGGGGTTGAGCGTCCGCTTTCGTAATAACTTAAAGTCCCATAAGGAATTCCTGTTATATCAGCGAGTTGCTGTCTACTTAGATACTCAGACTTTCTTATTAAGACGATTTTCTCGTTTAACGCGTTTGACATGGTGTTTAGATCTCAATAGTATGGTGTTTAGATGTAAACAGTTAAGTGTTTAGTATTGAACACTAAAGCCAACTATAAGCCATTAAGAGCAATCCATGAACCGAATAACGAGGAAATGTTAATGGTAAAGCAAATCACAAGCACGACCGATGCGGTTCCTTATCAGGAATTTGCCAGACTCATCGGGAAAACGCCGGCTGCGGTAAGAGGAATGATCGAGAAAGGGAAGCTTCCTGTAATCGAGATGACCGATCCCCAGTCTACTTCTGGCCGTGCCGGCGAATACTGGGTTTACCTTCCAGCCTGGAACAACGGCATGAAACTGGCCTACGAAAGTCGTCCAAAGGAGATCAGGGAAGGGTGGTTGATGTGGCTTGGTCTCGGTGAGCCAGGTCGATAGCCGGTTTCAGGAGAGGAAACATGAAGAACGGTAGCCGCGGATCAGTATCACAGCTCAATAGCAAAACCAGCCTCTACTGTGGCTTTACTATTCTGAAACTCCCACGCAAAAAACCGTACAACCGTCAGCGCTATCAAATTACGCACACAGGCCATTATTACGGCATCGACTTTGCTTTATCAGAAGCATGTCGAACGATTGACAGAATCATGAGTAAAAAGCGGTTTATTGCTTTTTAATCTCTGGGGGCGAAAATGAAACTCGAATATGCAGAAAAAATTAACTCGCTTTTACAATGCTTCCATTTCAATAAAGAGTTTCTGGAATGGAATCATGATTACTCTCTCCAGCTTTTACGCCATGGCGTATCCCACCTTTATCATTTCGCAATGCTTCAAGGCGAGAATGATGAATGCACTCTTGAAGAACTCCGCAACATCATTATTTCCGTGACCGATGGTGATATCCCTAAACCATACGACCTGCTATCGCTGGACGCTGAGCAACTGAAGAAGGCTATGAAGTTTGTTCAGCCGCAGGAGGTAACCGTAGAGGTTACACCGGAGATCTTGGAACACCTGAAACTGGGAGCTAGAGCCTCCTGGCGGCTGGAGCCCCCTCGCTTTAACTGATCATCGGAGTACGCCATGTTCACCGAAGAAAAAACATCTTGGGAACAGGAAATGCTGATTCGAGAAGCAGTGGAAATTGCCGAGCAGGGGTTCACTGTACATCTAAAAAATGGTGCTCGTATCACCATTAGCTCAAAAAGCCCGTCTAAAGATTTAATAATTTACGGGCTCGAAAAAGCAATTCGCGGTAATCACGATCGCGCGCGAATGACATTTATTGATTTCATGTATTACTGGCATGAAAGGATATTTAAGCAGATTAAAAGAAAACCGCGTCCAAACAATTAATTAACCCGATTTAAAAATAACGGCATTCACTTTGCCGGGGATTCGTTTTGCCTTTTTCAGGAGGTTGCATGTCGGTTACGTCAATAAAGCCGGAAGGTGGAATAAGCGATCCAGAGTTTATGAGAATCAGCACCAATGCGCGCAAAGGCGAGCGCGCCCACTTACTCGGATTGCTGCGCATTCGTATGGGCCTGCTGAAAGAGCAAGGCCTTACCCCCGAAGAGATTTATTCAGCACTTGAGCAGTGGATAGCCAACCACGAAACAATCACCAGCGAGGGCAGTAGACCATGAATCACTTAATGATCGATTTGATTAACGTTAATAAGGAACCGTCATCACCTCTGTGCGCCATTGAAGCTGTGTTTTTTGAACCCTCAACAGGGCAGATCGGAAAGGTTTTTTATTCTTCGATAGACATTCGTAAATCTGAAAGCTTGAAGGGCCGTATCAGCATTAGTACGGCATTCGATTGGATGAAAAAAGACTCTCACTGGCGCGCCGAAGTGATGAGCGCAACCGAAGCTGAAGAAGATGTACTTTGCAGCCTTGCTGCTTTCATCGCCGATAACACCTATCCCCGGAACGCGGCGTTATTCGTATGGTTCAAAGATACCCCGGAAAAACTGGTTTCACTTCGCTATGCCGTGGATCGCTCAGAGGTGTCAGGCATTTTTCCTGAAGGCACAAAATACCGCTGCATTCGTTCACTTCTCGACCTTGCTGCGGCCACAGACTATGCGCCTCATGCGAGAAGCGCTCTGGCACGTTACACGCTCACTGACGCGCGATATCAAGCGGAGCAAGTCTGCGAAATCTGGCAGCGATTGACCTCTCCACACATTGGATCGCTGTGAGGGCCGCCATGCATTCGCATTTATCTGTTGTTTGTAAAGCGCCGTTACCGGTCTGTAAGAGGGCGCTTGCCGCCCTGAATTGCTTTGCTCGTGGACAGCGTAATTACACCCGCGTCAAGCCACACGCCTATCTCGTGATCCGCATTGGCCTCCGTTGGCGTTTGCTAAGTAAAAACGGTGGCAAGCAGTGGCGACTGATGACCCATGAAACCTATAACCAGGAATGTCGAAAATGACTGAAGCTCTTCTGAAGCTAATTCTTGGAGGCGAAGAATGTCTCTAATCAAATACCCAAAAATCTTGTTTCAAAAGGACACATACAGCGTTTTATCTGTTTCTGGGGGAAAAGATAGCCTTGCAACATGGTTACTTGCTGTTGAAGCAGGAATTAACCATAGCGTTGTATTTGCTGATACTGGACACGAACATCCTCAGACCATGGAGTATCTCGATTATCTCGAAACGAAACTAGGGCCGGTTGTTCGCGTTAAAGCCGATTTCTCTGATCGTATCATGAAAAAAAGGGAGTTTATTAGAACAGCTTGGCCGATTTCACTGGTAAATGAGTGCGGACTTACAGAGGAGCAAGCGGATTATACAGTAGAGCGAGCGCTTAAAATTTTGTGGCCCACTGGAATTCCTTTTCTGGATCTCTGTATGTGGAAAGGGCGTTTCCCTTCGACTCGGGTGCGTTTTTGTACTTTTGAGTTGAAGCATGCCCCTATCAAGAACCAGGTTATTGATCCGCTACTTGATAAGTATGACAACGTAATTAGTTGGCAAGGGGTACGAGCACAAGAGTCTCCAGCAAGGGCTGATTTACCTGAGTGGGAAGAAGATGCAGATGAAAGACCCGGCTTATGTATTTATCGTCCGATCCATAAGTGGCTGCATGATGATGTTTTTGCTATTGCACGCCGCCATGGCATCAAGCCGAACCCCTTATATTTACAAGGATGCGGGAGAGTTGGATGCATGCCATGCATCCATGTCACTAAGGGGGAGTTAGCAGAAATTTTCGCTCGCTGGCCCGGAGAAATCTCGCGAGTAGCTGAATGGGAAAAACTTGTCGCTGCTGTAAGCCGTCGCGGTAACTCAACATTTTTTCCGTCTACAAACGATCCCCACAAATCGGAACGTCGAATTGAATTTATCACTCTAGAGAAGTACGGGATTGAGTCATATCGCGACTGGGCCATGACGACAAGAGGGGGGCGTCAATTCGATTTATTGGCTGGCATGAATAATGGCGTCAGCTGTTCAAGCATCTATGCGGGCGTATGTGAATGACAAGCCCGAGTTTTGCCTGGGACTGGAATGTCCCGTTAAAGGCCATAAATCCATATGCTCTGGCTAAGCCAGCGAGAAGGCCCTCTGCGCTGGCCGTTTGGATTGCTCTTTATGAGCAGGATAAAAGCGATCAACGCGAGCAGGCTGAAGCAATGAGTCGTGCAGCAGAAGAGTACCTCTTTTCTGTTGCACATTGCGATCCCTGGCGCTATGACGAACTGAATGATGCGCTGATTGAGAAAGCTAAGCGACATGCGGAACTCCATCGTGTTGATCCTCTTACCCTGATTCGTGATGACGTCGCCAGCCTACCAGGTTTCCTGCGCAAGCCGCTGGAATCAAGGATTAAGTATTTGGAAAAATCAGAAGATCCGCGCCATTTACCTACCTATCTGAATGAGGTCATTACTCCCTCATTAGTGAGAATTGACAAGGTCCGTGCTAACCAGGCGTCGCTGTCATTCCAGGCCATGGCTGGCAGGGATAGCCTTGATCAACTCCTTCGACTTGCTGAACTGAATCAGCGGGAGGTTAAGCGGCTTTCAACGCTGGTCGCAGCGCACATTGATATGATTTTTATCCAGCTTTGCGACGAGATGCTGACCGATGAATTAGCTTCTCCTATTGTAATACTGGAGCTCTATCGCCGTGTGGCGGCCGAAGTGTCACGCCTCGATGTTATCCCGCCGGGTTATGAAGCGCTCCGCAGCAAACATAATCGCCGCAACCCGATTAACTACGAGTTGATACCGGGCGCGCTTGCTCGTATGCGTTGTGCTGACTGGTGGCAACGTAAGCTGTGGCAACTCCGCAACGAATGGCGGGAAGAG